TCATCATCTGCTAAAGCAAATTGTGTAATACGGAATGAACCGTCATTTTTTGCTAAAAGTTCTCTACCTTTATTTGTTAAAATCGCATCAACTGTTACGACTTGGTTATTTAAATATCCCATTTGTGTTTTATTATTGGTGTATTATATGTAATAAATATTATGTTATCAACCCTTTCTGCGTAAGATCTAAAATGAATTGATCCACTGATTTGTTTAATTCAGGAGCAACAAATTCAGGTCTTACAATATATGGGCCACTTGAATCAAGAGGTTTAAATCCTTCCATAATTATTTGTGAAGCATCATCAACATATCTTCTAATTAAAAATTGATCAAAATTAACTGATCCGGAGGTTGGGAGAGGTTTGTCGAGTTCAACTACTAATAATGGGACTTGAGAAGAAAGAACTTGTAAATTGACTACTGCAGCTTGTTTAACTTGATACACTCTATCTTCTCTTCCTTCAAATCTAAATTCATCACCATATTTAATTGACCATGGAGACACAATTGGATTAAATCCAGAATTAGCTATACTTTCTTGAAATACTGTAGGATTACCATAATAATTTATTAAATCAGATGAAGATGATAAAACTAAAAGATTATTTCCAAATGTTCCTGAAGTTTGGGATTGAATTAAGGTTGTTGCTAATCCTGAGGAGGAAATCCAAAAGTTTGAGGTAATTGGAATGGATGAATTAGGAATTGGGTTTTGGTTAACAATAAATTGAGATCCAATCCCAAATGTAGGTGAATTTGAAGGAGCGGATGCTTCTACATATGCATTACCCATAGGATTTCCACTTCTTCTAATTTTAATATAATATTGATCATTTAAAAGCAAATCATTAAATGGAATTGAATATGAATGTTCAATAAGGTTATATTGTGAATTTCTATTAAACTGATAATTATTTGAGGTATATAAGATAGTTTCAGTACCTCCTCTCAATCTAGCAATTTGAAAAGAAATTAAATTAATATTAGTAATTACTTGTGAATTGAATGTAATTACTAATCTAGTATTTAAAGTAATACTAATTCCTTCATTTATTGCATTTAAACTAACTTGGTATCTATATGAAGTAGTTCCTGAAAGAGACGTGGTGGAAAGAGAAGCTGCGGATCCTGTTGCTAATATCTGATTAAAACAGATTTCACCGTACGCAGAAGATGAAATTGGATTAAGAGCAAATGTAGTAGGTCTTAATTTAGATTGAATATCAGATACTACTCCTCCAACAACTCCATTATCAGTTAATGTAATTGAATTTACAAATGTTCCTCCAGGCATGCTTCCTGATTGGTTATAAAGGATAGGTTCAATACGAGAGCCTCCTCTAATTATTTGCCTAGATTGTTGCGGTTGACCTGCAGATACTGTTTTTGAAGAAATTAAAATATTTTCTCCTGTTTCAAAATTCCCTTTAACATCAGCTAATGAATTTTCTGAGGTGTTGGGAATGATTACTGTACCATCTGATTTAATCAGGTAAAGTATATGAATTCCAGATGCATTTTCTCTTTCAGGAGGCCACCCTCCAATCCAATCACAATAAGCAACAGCTGTTTTTAAACTTTCTACAGTTGGAATTTTACCATATGTTCCTATATCTTTATACCCAGGAACAGTATTTGGGGGAGACCATGTATTTAAAAGTTGAGAAGTTGATTTAACACCATTGTAACGTGGATTAATAACTCGTTTTGAGGTATAATTAGAATCTTGAACAGCTGCTTTTAAAGCACTTCCACTAATTAATAATCCAAAATTAGTTGGAGTAGCTATACCAGTTGAATAATCTACATCTTGATAAATTGTACTTAAACGATCAACTAAAACGTTATTAATTAATGGGTTATAATCACTATTGTAATAGTTTGGAGCAGTAATATATGGCTCTAATATTACAGGATCATTTTCAGCAGCTGATGGGGCTGTACTTTGGGTAAATTGAAGTTGTAAATTACTTACAGTATTAGTAAATGGACTTCCTCCTGCTCCAAAAGAATATCTTAAATAATAACTATTCCCATTAACAGGATATAAAGATCCTGAAATAGTAAAGGTTGTTGGGGTTCCAGTAAGGGTAATATTTTGAGTGATTCCAGTACTACTTCCTACAGCAGAAGGATTATTTCCTTGTCTTAAAGAAAAAGTTCCATATTGTGGAGTATTACTTGTAGATAAAGTTATACTAGCAGTAACTATTATTGGAATATTTGGAGTATTATTAAATGTTATTAACCCGGAAGAAGAATTATATAAATTTAAAATATCTATACTTTCTGTTGGTGAAAATGAAGGAGATGTATTTGTAAAGGTAAAAGAATTAACTATTGATGCTGAGAATTGGTAATTTAAAATGTAATTATCTAGATTAGCTGCAGCGGTTCCTAAACTAGCTACTTCATACAAATAATATGTTGGATATTCATCTATAGTCAAGATATTAATTGTTGAATAACTTGATAATGTAGAATATTTTATAAGTAATTGAGTAAGTTGTCCTAATGCAATAGTATTATCTACTCCATTGTTATCAAATTTATGAATTTTAACATATGAGGGCCCAACAATTTGGACTATTCCAGTACCAGTAGTTAATTGAGTTCTAGTAGGACGTAAAAGTAAAATTTCCCCTTGATTAGGAACAGTTGCAATATTTAAAAATTGGGATTGAGCAAAACTAGAAGATTGATCTTGATTATAATTTTGGGGGCTATATAATACAGGAGTATAATCAAATGATAAATTTTCAAGTGGATATGCTTGTGCTAAACTTTGAGTAGTTACAATTAAAACCGATCCACTAAATTCACCATCATAAAATTCATCTTGAGATGAAAAAACAGTATTAGCTATCCCTAAAGGAGTTACAATCCCTTCAGTCCAACTTTGAGTAATATCAAATATGTTTTGAGGACCTGTTCCATTGGGTCCATAAGGTGAAGTGTTAACTCCATTAAATGGATCAAATGTACCACCGGTACCACCACTAAAGTTTTCTATAGTTCCAGGTTGATAATCGTTCCATTGTGGAGCTATTGTACCTGAAACTGCTAGATTTTGGAATGTTAAAGGGGAATTGTTTATAGATCCACTACCTAATGGAGGATTAGAACCACTAGTATAATAAGCTATGGTTGAATAATTATTTACCTGTGGTTGGGGGTATTTATTTCTTTCAAGCAAATGTTGTTTAATAACAACACCAGAAGCAAGACTTGTACGTGCAGGTACAAAGTCCTTGATCATTTTAAATAACGAGTTATCAAAGAATTTGATTAAACGAATATAATCGTTTAAATCATAGTTTGAAGTATATTTTTCAAAGTATGAATTTCGTAAAGTATCTAAAGCAGGATATGAAGTGGCTGATGAGGAACGTAAACGTGGGTCACCAATTAATTCACCTATTTCAAAATATCCAATTTGAGATGTAATATCATCATTTATTTCGTCTTGTGGTGAGAATGCCACCTCAAGTAAATTAGTATTAGCAGTATAACTTTGACTAATAGCTAAGTTTTGAGCTAGTGATCTAAATGGGGATAAAACACTACCTGTTGGGATAATAGAATTTTCTACTCGAATTTTATCAGAAATAGCATTTTTAATACCTACTACAGGTTGATCAAAGAAAAAATATTCTTCGTTTGTTACAAAACTAGACGTATTGCTAATATAAAAATTACTATTTGTAGCGAAAGATGAGGTTGGTGCCCAAGAACCAGTAACTTTAGGATGGATTGATTTTGAACCAGTATATAATTCTCCACCTAAAGATGCTCTAAATATTAATTCATTTGGAGATGAGTTAATCCCTCCCAAACCTTCAATTGAGTATGGATTCATAATATAATCTTTGAATATATTAGAATCCAATTTAGTAGTAAAATATCTAATTTCTTGATAAGAACCACTAAACATCTTACCTAAAACTGAATTTGTAGGGGCTGGGAAGTAGCTTTTGTCAGTATCAGTCCATGGAACATCATTTCCACTTACGGATGCACTTGATAAAAACTGATAAGTAGTAGAATTTTCTCCAGTAGTAGGTTTATTACCTGCATATAATGTATGTTCACTAAATACATCATTTACTGTAATCATTACATTCCACCAATCACCATTAAAGAATGGTAAATAAACACTTGCAGAAACTGTAGGAATGGCTATATCAGGAATTAAATCTAAATGAACATATTCATTATATGGGTCTGGAATTGAACCAGAATAAGAGCCACTAGTATATCCTGAACCGGTATATCTTAAACGAATTAGAGCTGAAGTAGAATCTCCAGTAGACCATAAACTTTGAGAATAATATCCAGTATCTGTAGGAATGCCTCTTGTTTGAAATCTAAATTGAACGGTTTTTACAGAATCACCCCAAAGTGTATTAATACCCAAGTCATTCCAAGAAGAAGATATATAATTAGTGCCTAAAGTATCATAAGCATAATTGAAAGTATTCTGCCAATAATCCCAATCATTTACATTAGATTTATCTTTACCTCCATATTCATTAATTCTTAATACAGTATCAGGGATACCATATGAAGTAATAAGAGTGCGCAGACCAGGTAGTGTACCTTTTGACTTCAATAGGTACGGTAAATTATGATAAATTCGTTTATATAACGACTTATTTACGTCGTCTAACGGCATATAATCGTTAGAAGCAGATATTAAAGTATCAACATATTCAAACCCACTAGGAGTTGGAAGTGAACCTGTAATATTTGGGAATGGGAATAATCCACCTTGAGGAGTTAATCCAATAAATGCAGTATATAAATCATCGTTTGAAAAATTATTTTGGTATAATTTAATTCCAAAATCACGAATAGCATCTGCTACTATATCTTTTGAAATACCATTTTCTAAACGGTTATCTGCATTATATTTTTGAGTAATATCTTTATAATAAACCCAAATATTATCATAAAATTGACCTACCATTTCAACAAATGTTTGGTAAGATGCATTTGCCGGATCATCTCTTAAGTATTCTGGGATTGAATAGTAGAGATTATTTTGGTTAAGGTTATCGTAGTTAGATGCTGAAAGAAGTATATTGGGGTACCAATTGGTTACTAAAGGGTTATTAGTTGTAGCTAATTGGTAAGGAGGTTGAGAATTTGTCTTAGGCCAAGTCCATGAACCACTATTGTAATAAAGATAATATTCATAATCATCAAAATTAGTTATAATATTACTTATTTTAGCTTCATATACTGCTAAACTAGCACTTGGGTTATTATTAGTAGTATTATTAAGAATTGCAATAGAAGAAGAATAATCTTCTAATAGACCCATTTTATAATAAAAATTTTCTAAACGAGTTTCAGCAGAACTAAAATGAATAAAATTATTAAAATCTGTATAGTCTATATTAATATCAAGACCTTTTTCCTCAAGTAAACTTTTTAATTGGTTTTGGGAGCTAGTTAAAGCAGTTGAAGTTAATGTAGTATAATTTAAAGATACAGTTGAATTATTAATTCGATCTTTTAAATCTAAATTAAAGTTAGGGCCACTTAAAGGAATTGTATCTGTTATTACTATAGGAATATCTTCAAAAGTAACTTTATATGCTATTGGTTCTTCAACTAAAGTTACAATCCATAGTGTAGAATTAACATTATATTCTTCAGGTAATGCCTCGTATAATTTAATTAATATAGTTGGGTTAGTAGGATCTTGATTATCTAATTGGATATTATTAGCTATAGCTAATTGATTCTCTCCAAAATTAAGATAAAAATCAAGAAAATAAGGACTATCTTCTCTTTGTTGAATTAGACTATTAACTTGTTCAACTATATCTTGATTAGTTAAATTAGTACTATCTAGACGTAATTCAGTGCGATCCGAAGAAATTTCAGTAATATAAAGTTGTTGGAATTCAGAACCTATTTGTTTGTTAAAAAAGTTAAAATAGGTAATATACTCTCCTTGATCATAACCATTATCTAAAAGAGATTTTTCTGGATCAATTATAATTTGGGAGATAGTATTATTAAGCCCAGCAGATTGTCCATCAGCTAAAATTGTATATTGGGTAAAATTATAATTAGTATTGAGTAAATTTTGGTTATTATCGTATATAAAATATTCGATATAACTACTAGATGATAATGAAGTATTTACCTCAAATGAAGATATTAAATTTATATCTTGTCCTTCATATACTTGAGAAGTAAAATCTGTAGTATCTATTTGTACAATTTCTGCTGCCATTATTGCGGGTTAGCTAATGTTGTTCCTGTTTGTAATTCTACTATTTGTCTTTGAGCATCAAGTAAATCTGTTCTTAATTGAGCAATTTCAGCTTGCAAAGCAGCTATTTCTTCTTGGTTTGCATCAAAATTAATATATTCACTACTTGTTTTAATTAAATACTCATGTGAATTAGTTTCACCTAATTCAGGGATATTATAAAAAAGCTCATTGTAAAGAACAAAGAACTCTTCAGTAGTTGGTTGTTCTGCAATTCTTTCTTGGATTGTTTGAACTCCTAACTCTTTAAAAGACGTATCTATAACTTTAGTATATTGTCTTTTATCATATACTTGTTTTTGTAAATTTATGCTTTCACTCATCCGTTAATAACTTTAAAGTAATAGCTATCATCATATATAATTGTAGAACCTTGAATAGTTGTTTTAATTAAAATTTTATAATATCTTTCAGGTTCTAAACCACTCATATACACATCAAAATAATTACCTGTTGAATCTGAACTGATTTGAGTATAATTGGTGTCAAAGTTAACAACATACTCGTTGGTATCCAAGTCTTTTATAGCATAATACGAAGCAGTTGGTAAATAATTTAGATTTGTATAAAGCGAAGATGTTTGATATACACGAGTTGGATATAATGGACTTACATTAATATAAAATCTGTTTACACTTTCAGGGAAAAAAACACCAGGATTTTCTGCTAAAGCCATTTTAATATTAGAAGTAGTAACAATATTATTAGCAGCTGATCCAGTTAATACAGTTGAATAATCTCTCCACCTAAATTCTAGAGTAGGGGGATAAATTGTATTTGTGTCAACACTATAAAACTTAAATTGAGGTTGAACATATTCACTAGGATTAAATTCTAATGAACTTGTAAGTTTAACTATAAATCCATAATTTGGTAAAGAAGAACTATACCAAGCATTTACAATATTAGTTGTGTTAACTTCAATATCTTTTACATTACGTAGACTAAAAGATTCAGTAACTAAATAATTTGAAGAAGTATACCAGTTACCTCCTCCTTGACTAGTATAAGTTGAATTATAAGAACCAGTAAAAGTTCCTCCTGAATTAGTTCCGGTAAGAGACCAGGCTCCAGAACCAGAAAATAAAGCATATTCCCAAGAAACTCCATCTTCAACAATAGGATTATCTAAAGTGTATCCATTCCCATTATTCCATGTTTGTGCAGTTGCACGGACTTCTAAAAGAGTATTTTGGTTAATTCCTTGAGCTTCAGCAATAAAATTTTTAAGATAAATGCTATAATTATCTCCTGCTATTTTATTATTGATAACATCTTGAATCTCATTATTATCAAATTGAATAAGATATCTAGCTATATCAGGGGTACCATCAAGATTAATTTGGTTAGATACTTCTAAAATAGCATCTAACCCTGTGTTCATTGTAGGGTAAGCAGAATATAGAGTGGCGTCTTGAGTAGGAAATAGTTTATATACAGCCATTTATATATTTTATTATAAATATAGCGTTATAAAGGAACTACTTTGCCTTTTATGTCTAAATTAGGGTATTTTACTTCAAAAATACTAGGATCTAACGAAGGGTAAATTACTTGGTTTTGGGTAGCCCCAGCTATATCATAAGCATAAGGTGAATATCCTGAAGTGGTTCCTGCTTTATTTGAAATAGAAACTGATTTTACTGATTGAACCCCAGAAACACGATCTAGTAAAATGAATAAATCGCGGAGTAATATTGGTTGGTTAATTTGCCATTTATCCAATTGAAAATAATCTTGTAAAGCAGTAATACAAGCTAATAATACTTCATTATTATTATATTCAGGTAATACTATAATCTCAAAATCAACACCTATATTAATGATAAATGCATCACGAATTTCAATATTATCACCAATCATTCTATATTGGGATAAATAAGTTCTCAAATTATTTTTTAAAGTTTCAGTAGCATTACTTAATTGATCTTGAGAATTTAAAGATAAAACATATAAATTAAGAGTTTCAATAGTAGAAACTTGATTATCTGTTAATTTAGGTTGTTCAATATATGCTTTAGAAACAGCACCATAATCAGAAGGCATACTTAAAGCACGAATTAAATAATCATCAGCAGTAACTGATCGTTTTTGAGATGCAACTAATGCTAAAGTATTTTGACGAATTTCTTCTAGTGTATCTCCTCCTCTACCTCCAGTTGCTGCTTCTATATTATTAGAAGCTAATGAGTTAAAAGTATAATTTGCTAATGTAGAGTCTAAATTAATATTATTAAATTTAGTATTAGAAGTATTTAAACTAGTTAAAGTATTAGCAGGAATATTAGATCCAACTCCACCTCCAGTTAAATATCTTATTGTTAATGTTGTATTTGCAGGTGAAATTCCATAAGTACCAGTATATAAAAAATTTACAGGTGAATAAGCTGCTGTTAATTTATTTTGTTCAAATGGTAAACCTATACCTACATTATCGGCATTTGGTGTGATTTCTTCGGTGACATCGTTTGGAGCACCCGCACCAAATTGAATCTGTAAATTAAAAAGTGAAGTAAAACGTGTTGTAAAACGGCGAGCTACTTTTTTTAAACGAAGTAAATAAGGTGTATCTCCATTTACATTTGGATCGTAAATATTAGTATTTTTAATAGTATCAAATACCATTTCTTGCCCCAAATGATCTACTTCATACCATTTATTACCATCAGAATCTGTAATATCTAGAATTTTAATTATATTATTATCCTGTAGATTAATTGTTTGGTATTGTTGTGGAGCACCAAATGAAAATGTAGTTGTATTAACTGCTGCTGAGATAGCTTTTCTACTTTTCTTTAAAAGAAAATATTGAGGAATATTCCCTGAAATTTGGTAGATGGTTACTTCGGTTGGGTCTTGGGAACTTGAAACAGAAAAATCAATTTTTTCTTGAATTAAAAAAGAAGCTCCATTTTGAGATGTTACAACAGTGTTTTCCCCAATAGTAAGAGCATAATTATAATCAGGAACATAATTACCAGTACCATCATTAATAGAAGGTAATTGTTGATACACATCAACTAAAGTTTGAGCTACACCTGTAGTTTTTGGTTTATAACCAAACATATACGCCAATTCAAATACATTATTTGTTTGTTGAGCATATTGAACAAATGTTTCTTGAAATTGATTATCTAAATAGAAACTTAAAACATCCCCAACATAAGATGCTTGTTCCATAAACATCATACCAGGTGAAGTCGGGGAAAAATCGGTATATGTTTGAGGAAAATATGTTCTAGCATATTCTATTAATCGAGCTCTAAAGTCTGAGAAGTCACGGTTAATATATTTTATGTCTCTATTTGTTGTAGCCATTTTTAGAATTCGAAATTTATTTCTTCGTTTATGTTTGAATTTGCAATTGAATATTTCATATTCACTGTAATAGTGTTATAATCATCATTTCTTAATACATCTAATGAATTAATTGTAACCTCAGGAAAAACTATTTCCATTTTACCATTAATATTTTCTTTCAAACCATTTAATGACCCTTCAGCAATTTGTTCAAATATAAATGCTCTCAATCCACCTCCAAAAGTTGGGTTTAATGGGATTTCTCCTGGGTTGGTTAGAAAATAGTTAATAATATTATTTTTAATAGCTTGAGATGTTAGATAATTTTGAGTAAAAACAGCAGGGCCACTAAAAGGTAAATTTACCCCAACCGCAACATTTGGGTTTAAGTCAACCGGATTTATTGTTTGGGGATTAAAAGGCATTATTTAGTATTTAAAAGATTCATTATTTGATCCATTCCTACTTCACCAGCACCTAAATTACCATTTATAGGATCACTTACTTGTGGTTTAAATGGAATTTGAGCATCACGTGAAGTAAAATTCATCACAGTTTCATTCATTACATCCATATATGCTTTTCTTGCGTCCATTACTGGTTGAGTAAAGGTTGGGTTTGGAGGGGGAGGGCCAGGAGAAAATGATTCTTTAACGATAGTTTTAGGAGTACGAACCGCCTCCAAAAGAATGTCTTTTAATTCCTCTTGGATTGCTTCTCGTACAGCTTCTTTAATTAATTTTTTTAATCCGTCGGTTTTCATATGTTTATAAATATTAAATTAATCAGCTTTTAAATCATTTTGCTGGATGTAAAATATTAGTTCATCAATTAATATTTGATCAATTGAACTAAATGACCATTCTCCTTTAAGCATTACAACACCTTGTTTATTTCTAGCAATAGCTCTTCTACGTTTTAAAGTATTAGGTGAATTTTCTGTTTCAACACCCATTTCAAATCCATTTACATTTGTAACTACAGGAGATAATTGAACAGATTGTTGAACAATTAAAGCAGTTAATTCAAGTGAAACTTGTTCTTGATCAGCATCAGGATAACATTTTTGTATAAGTTCATCTAATAAATTAAGTAACTGAAGTGCCTGGGCTAATACTTGACGTAAAATGACTAATATAGATAATATACCAGCGTTAACTGATTTTAATTGGGATATTCTTCTATCTAAAATTCGAGCAGCTACATTTACAGCAGGGGGGACAGGGACAATAATAGCTACTTGAAATTTTAAAGCAATTTCTAAAGCTTGTATTATACCCCCAGTTATCCCTAAAGCTTTTGTAGTTGCATCTATTATTTTTAAACTATTATTTAATTGTTTAACTAGTTTATTTTTTCTATTAATTAAATTAGTTAATTCAGCTTGTGTAGGACAAAATGATTGGTTTAAAAGTTTGGGTAATTGTTCTGATTTGTAATCTGAAATTTTAGTAATACCAAAAGTAGCAACCATGGTTAGTACTGCTGGGATAAGAGTGGTTTTTAAAGTATTAACTTGATTTGAAAGTTTTTCTTCAGCATAATAAGATAAATCTTTTTTTCCTCGAGAAATTTCTTTAATTTGATTTTTATTTAATTGAGAAGATTTAATTTTATCTTGAGTTAAAGAAGAAACTATAGGTTGTAATTGTAAAACTCCTAAATCAGATTTTAATGTATTGTCTCCTTTATATAATGGGGGATTTATTGCTTGATAACCAATAGCAATTATATTCATAGATAAACTCCCACTTTCAGGAACATTACCACTTATAGTAAAATTTCCATTAGTATCAGTAAAAATTAAACTTCCTGGGGTAACTATTATTTGAGCTCCTTTAATTGGTTCTTGTGATTGCCCATTTATAACTGTTCCTTTTATAGAGTAAATCATAATGTTTTAACAATTTTAGATTTAACACTATCAATTTGATTATAAACATTATTGAAAACTTGTAATGCTGAATTTGCAGTAGTTAAAACAACAGGGTTAGGTGTAGGAGCACCCCCAGGCCAATCTTGAACTACTTTTAATGCTTCAGCTATATTTTGTAATTCATTGATTAATATTTTTAAATATTCTACTGTTTCATCTCCACGTAAAACTGATTGGTTAGCATTTTTACTACCTAAACGGGTTAATTTACTAGCAATATTAATTTCACTAGTTGATTCTAGGTTAATACTACCGTTTGAAGATAAACCAACAGAATTTTGTCCACTAATTAAAACACTATCAGATTTTGCGTTTAAAATAATTCTATCTGAATTAAGAATAACTTGTGGATTAGCAAATTGAGCTGGTGTTGTTGGTGGAGTTGTATAGGAAACAAAATTCTCATTTGATATACTAAATGGAATTTTTTGGTATGAGGTTAGATATATAGAAGATAAATCTTGAGATATATTTTCTACAATTGGGATCCATCCTTTATCATTTACTTTTGTAGGTTGCCCATTTCGTAATATTGTAATTGGATCCCCATTTTTTCCAACAGATGACCAGTTATTATTAATTTCACTTTGTGATTTTGCAGTACTACCAAACCGTAAGCTTTGACCATGTCTTCCTTCAAGTAATGAATCACCCATGTAAGGCATTAATGGATGAATGTCTGCTTTTTCAACAAATGTATTTTGTGAAGGATTAACAGGACTATTTAATTCTACTTCAGTAGATCCATCTGTTACTCGTCTTACAACACCTTGATCAGTAGCTTTATAATCTTGAGATTGTTGTGGGCTATTTGATTTTACAAGATTTGGATAAGCATCGTGGTGGGGGTGGTTCCAAACCCCTAATGGTTTTAAATAGAAATATGATTGGTTAGCAGTATTAATTCCTATTTGTTGATTAGGTAATGAAAAAAGTAAGACAATTTCATTAACTAATGGATATGTTTTTTGTTGTGAATCATATGGTAAAGCATATGATATTTCTGAAGTTGTTCCTGATTGGTTAACAAATTCATAAAAAATAGCCCCAATACCATTCCATTGTCCTACATCATTAAATTTAGGGTGATTTTCATCTAAGACAATATCAATTACCCTAGCGGCAACCATTTGCCCTTTTAGGGTATTAATTTGATCTAAAGCAACTCCAGTATTTGGGATTGGAGTAGTACCTTTAGTAGATCCTGCTATACCGGTTTTATATAGACCCATTAATCCTTAGGATTGAATTTTTTAAC